ATCTAGCTTAGTTGACTGGGATAATCCACCTAAATTAGAAGACCTAAAGCAAGATTTAACTGAAGCACAGTCAGCGCATACTGCGCACATTGTTGACGTGGATAACTGGTTAAGTGCACTAAAAGGTGAACAACAAATTAAAGCTAAAAAAGGTAGATCTAAGATCGTACCTAAGCTTATACGTAAGCAAGCTGAATGGCGTTACGCTGCATTAAGTGAACCTTTTCTATCTACAGATGACTTATTCAATACAGCGCCTAAAACGTTTGAAGATAAGAAAGCTGCTGAACAGAATGGTCAAGTTTTAAACTATCAGATAAACTGTAAGTTAGATAAGATTAAGTTTATTGATGAATACGTACGTACCTGTGTAGATGAAGGTACAGCAGTAGTTAAACTAGGTTGGAAGTACACAGAAGAAACTGTAGAAGTTGAGGTTCCTGTAATGGAACAAGTCCCTGTACAAGATCCTGCTATGGCACAACAACTAGCAGCTCAAGGTATGCCACCTGTACAAGAAGTACAAGTAGGTGTCGAGATGCAGGAACAAGTTAAAGTAATCGATAACATGCCTACTATTGAGGTGTGTAACTACAACAATGTAATTATAGACCCTACTTGTGAGGGAGATATTGATGCTGCTGAATTTGTTATCTATAGTTTTGAGACATCTATGTCACAACTACGTAAAGATGGTAGATACAGTAATCTTGATGCGATAGATTTAGATAGTGGTAGTGCTTTAAGTCAACCAGACTATGCAGTAGACGATGATTCTAACTTTACATTTAAAGATAAACCACGTAAGAAAGTAGTAGCCTATGAATACTGGGGATTTTGGGATATTAATGACAACGGTGAAACAGAACCTTTTGTAGCTACATGGATTGGTGATACTCTTATTAGATTAGAAGAAAACCCATTCCCGGATAAGAAGTTACCTTTTGTATTAGTTCAATATTTACCTAGACGTAAATCTGTATATGGTGAACCTGATGGTGTATTGATTGAAGATAATCAACGTATTATCGGTGCTGTAACTAGAGGTATGATTGATATTATCGGTCGTAGTGCGAATGGTCAGATGGGTACTAGAAAAGATGCATTAGATGTTACTAACGCACGTAAGTTTGAACGCGGTGAAGATTTTAAGTTTAACTCTAACGTAGATCCTAGACAAGCTTTCCATATGGAGACTTATCCTGAGATCCCCGGTAGTGCACTTAACATGTTAACTCTTCAGAATAATGAAGCTGAATCTCTAACCGGCGTTAAAGCATTTAGTTCTGGTATTACAGGTCAAGCATTAGGTACAACAGCAACAGGTATCAGATCCGCATTAGATGCTACTTCTAAACGTGAGTTAGGTATTCTACGTAGATTAGCTAATGGTGTTAACCAGATAGGTCGCAAGATTATATCTATGAATGCTGCTTTCCTAGAAGATGAAGAAATAATCAGAATAACTAATGAAGAGTTTGTTGCCATTAACCGTGAAGATTTAGGTGGTAAGTATGACATTAAACTAAACATATCTACTGCTGAAGCTGATGAACAGAAAGCTAGTGAGTTAGCCTTTATGCTTCAGACTATGGGCAATAGTATGCCTCCTGAAATGTCTCAGATGGTATTATCCGATATAGCTAAATTACGTAAGATGCCAGAGTTGTCTAAGCGTATAGCAGAATATAAGCCACAACCTGACCCTATGGCTCAACAGAGAGCACAATTAGAGTTACAGTTATTACAGGCACAGATTGCTAATGAGCAAGCTAAAGCAGCTGAGAATACAGTTGATGTTGAATACAAGAAAGCTAAGACGTCTACTGAGTTATCTAAGTCTAGAAACTTAGAAGGTAAGTCTGATTTAGATGACTTAGACTTTGTAAATAAAGAATCTGGTGTAGCTGATGCTAATACAGAAGAACAGATGAAGTTAGCACATGGGCAAGACATGCAGAAGAAAGAGTTTGATCGTTTAGCTAACTTAGACAATAAAGCGATTGATGGTATGATGGGTAGCATGAATACCACTTACCCAGGGGTTTAAATATAATTAATACTAATATGAGGATACAGTATGACTAATGTGGAAGAAGTTGAAATTGAAATTCAACAATGTAAAGAAGCTATCGCACGTAGAGATGTTATGGTGCGATTACGTAACAATAAAGACTTTCAAGAGATAATAGAAATAGGTTATTTAAAAGAAGAAGCTGTAAGATTAATTATGGCTAAAGTTGCAGGCTTACCTGCTGAAGCCATGGAGAAGCTAGATAAGTTAGCTTATGGCCCTGGTGCACTAGCACAACACTTTGATACTATTTTAAGATTAGGTGATCAAGCTGAACAAGCTTTGAACAATAATGAATTAACTCGTGAGGAATTATTGACGGAGGAGCTAGCATAATGGCATTAGATAACGCATTAGGAATGGACGATGAGGAATTCTTAAAACAAGATTTAAGCGTACTTGAGGAAGAACTAGACGAAGAACTAGACACCCAAGCATCCGCTGAAACAGATACTGACGTTACAGAAGAGCAAACTTCTGTAGCTGATGGTGAGGTTCAAGAAGTTATTGAATCTACAAGTGAAGCCCAGGAGCAACCTGAGCCGGAACAAGCGAGTACAGACGATAGCCAACCATTTGAGGATACTCAAACGGAGCCTGAAGCTGAATTTAAAAGTACTGAGCCAGAGTCTCTTGATACAGAAGACAAACTTAGTGACACAGATGGGGATACCCAGGAAACACAAAGCGTAGACTTCCAAGGAGCGTATGAGAGAATCTTCGCACCTTTTAAAGCCAATGGCAAGGAAATGCAAGTCGATACTGTTGATGATGTTTTATCATTAATGAAGATGGGAGCTAACTATCAGAAAAAGATGAATCAGTTAGCACCTAATCTAAAAGTAGTTAAGATGCTTGAGAAGAATGGTTTATTAGATTCTAATAAATTAAATAATCTTATAGATATCTCTAAAAACGACTCAGCAGCAATTGCTAAGCTAATAAAAGATAGTGGGATAGATCCTCTCGATATTGATACTGATGCAGAAGTTAAGTACACACCTAACGACTACAACGTGTCAGACAAAGAGTACCAGTTAGATGCTGCTTTAGACGGTATTAAAGATAGTGAAACTTTTAATAAGACTATTGATGTAATGAGTACACAATGGGATGAAGAAAGTAAAAAGATAATTTCAGATAATCCTGAAGTTATTGGCATTATCGATGAACACATGCAAAATGGTGTTTATGATACTATTAGTACGCTAGTAGCTAAGGAACGCACATTAGGTAGACTAAAGGGCGTACCTGAGATAGTAGCATACCAACAAGCAGCGCAATATCTAGCTAGTACCGGAGTCTTAAACGGTGGTAATCAGCAGGTTGCACAAAGACCCCCTGTATCGGATGTATCGAGTAAGACTAAAGCAAAGGCGGATGACGCAGCAGTTAAACAAAAAAGAAAAGCTGCGGCATCTACAAAAACGAGCAGTAAACCTACAACTACTTCACCTGACTATCTCAAGATGACTGATGAAGAGTTTATGAAAGTTGCTGCCGTTTAATTTAAATAAGCTATAGGAGAATATTATGGCTCAAGTATACGGTGACGGTACTAACTCAACTATCGGTGCTCAAGCGCGCACTGATTTTTATTACAAAAAAGCGCTAATTGCAACAAGGGATAAGCAATACTTCATGCCACTGGCTGATGTACGTGCTATGCCTAAACATCATGGTAAGACTATTAAACAAGACGTTTATCAGCCTTTACTAGATAACTTAAACATCAATGACCAGGGCTTAGATGCTTCAGGTGCTGTAATTGATAGTACTAAGTTCACTGCTTGGAATAAAACTGGTGGTGTAATTGGTTCAACTTATGCAACACAAGCTTTAGCTGATGCTGCATCGGGTAGTGCTTACGCTAAGCAAAACTCTGGTAACCTTTATGGTTCTTCTAAGGATATCGGTACTATTGCTGATCGTCTTCCTGCATTGACTGAGAATGGTGGTCGTGTTAACCGTGTTGGTTTTACTCGTACGCAAATTACGGGTTCAATCATTAAGCAAGGTTTCTTCACTGAGTACACTCAAGAGTCTTTAGACTTTGACAGTGATTCAGAGTTGATGTCACACATCACTGAAGAAATGGTTGTAGGTGCAACTGAGTTAACTGAAGCTGCTTTACAAGTAGATTTACTTAACAATGCTGTAGCTAAAGTAAATGTTAATGCTACTGCTACTTATGATGATCTAATGACGTTATCTATTGCTTTAGATAATAACAAGACTCCTAAGCAGACTAAGATTATTGCTGGTTCACGTATGACAGATACTAAGACTGTTAATGGTGGCCGTGTAATGTACATCGGTCCAGACTTAATCCCTATGGTTCGTAAGATGAAGGACATCGGTGGTTCAGCTTCAGCTGTAGGTTCAGGTTTTACTGGTGTAGAGAAGTATGCTGATGCAGCTAATGTGCTTAACGGTGAAATTGGTTCAATCGACCAGTTCCGTATCGTTGTAGTTCCTGAGATGTTATATGATGCAGGTGCTGGTGCTTCTGGTATCGATATCTACCCTATGCTTGTTGTGGGTGATGGTTCATTTACTACTATCGGTTTCCAAACTGATGGTAAGACTGTGAAGTTCACTACTACTCATAAGAAGCCAGGTAAAGAGATTGCAGACCTTAACGATCCGTACGGTGAGAAAGGTTTCTACTCTATCAAATGGTACTATGGCTTCATGGCATTACGCCCTGAACGTCTAG